CTACGGTTTGGGCTTTGTACACCTAATTGGTGGCCTTTCTAAGACCGCCACAGCCGCTCTCAGGCAACTTTTGGACGCAGGCACACTATCCAACCTCCCTGCAGGCTTCAAAGCCAAGGGAGCGCGTATAGCGGATGATAATAACCCCATTCAACCGGGTGAGTGGCGCGATATTGACGCTGGCGGGGCAGAACTGAGCAGTTCTTTGTTGCCGATGCCCTACAAAGAGCCAAGTCAGACCCTTTTCTCGCTGCTAGGCTTCACTGTGGACGCCGGTAAGCGTCTTGCAAGCACTGCGGACATGCAGGTAGGGGATGGTAATCAACAAGCCGCTGTGGGCACCACAGTAGCTCTGCTTGAGCGTGGCTCTATGGTCATGTCGGCCATCCATAAGCGCCTGTACTATGCCCAGACCCAAGAATTTGAGATGTTGTTCAAGGGATTCGGCGAATATCTGCCGGATGAGTACCCATATGACGTTCCCGGTGCTTGTCGCTCGGTCAAACGTAATGACTTCGACAATATGGTCGCCGTGCTGCCCGTAGCGGACCCTAACATCTTCTCTGCTGCCCAACGTATTACCTTGGCGCAAACGCAGCTCCAGCTGGCCCAGAGCGCCCCACAGATGCACAACATGTACGAAGCGTACTATCGCGTGTATCAGGCAATGAACGTGCGGGATATCGACGGTATTCTAAAGGTCCAGACCAATCAGATGCCGAAAGACCCAGCCAGCGAGAATATTGACGCAGTGGACGGCAAGCAGCTACAGGCTTTTGCTGGACAACAGCATGACTCTCATATTGCATCCCACTTGATTATGGGCATGTCTCCGTTAGTGCAAGCTAACCCCATGGCATCTACAGAGCTGCAGAAGCATATTCTGGACCATATTAAGCTCAAGGCTGAAGAGGATGCCGAAGCTGAATTGTTTGAGCAGTATGGCAATGATCCAGACAAGATGATCTCTGACATGCAACGTGAAGCGACAGTGGCGTTGAAGGTTTCAGAATACATGATGGACATGAAAGCAATGCAGTCCCAGTTGATGGGCGGCGGCGAAGAAGGGGGTCAGGACCCTGTAGTGGCCCTGAAGGCTCAGGAACTTCAACAACGTGCCGCTAAAGATCAAGCAGACGTAGTGCTAGGACAACAGCGCCTGCAGAACGAGCAGATGCGTATCCAAGAGAACTCTCAGGCCAATGACGAGCGCATAGCCTCTCAGGAAAAAATCGCTGCCGAGCGTGCCGCAGTGGCTAGAGAACGCATCTATGCACCCAAGGGAGGCAGGTAATGCCTCTAAAAGGTGGAAAAAGTAACAAAACAATAGGCAAAAATGTAAAAGAACTGGTTAAAACCTATGAGAAAAAAGGTAAGATAGGCGCCAGTAAACCTGCCAGTAAGAAAGCCGCGCAAAAACAGGCTGTGGCTATTGCGTTAAGCAAGGCAGGAAAGTCGCGCAAAATGGCTAAGGGTGGCTCAGTCAAGGCCAAACCAAAGCCTCGAGTTGTCAGGAAACGCGACGGCAACAAGAAAGTAAAGATTTACTAAGCCTTCCAGATGGTGGCATTAAACCGTCTGCTTACATGGGAAAACGACCATGCTGGAGTTCGCCGAGCGCGTTCTAAGAGAAATTAGAAAGCTAGAAACGGACACAGAAGCACTTGTCTTGAACGGAAACATCTCCAACATGGAGCGGTATCGTTTTCTGATGGGTCGTCTGGAGGGTATTCACCTCATTGATGAGGTTATTCGTAATGAAGTTAAAAAATACTCAGACGACTAAAAGGAGACTACATGCAATCTGAGCCTACACTAACCGCATTAGAAGAGAAGTGGCAAAAAGAGGAAAAGCCCTCTAAGCCAAGCCTCAATGATGCGTATTCTGAGGATGGAAAGGTAAGAGAAGAGGGTATCGCAGAAAGCGTTAGAGACCTGATTCCCCAACCAACGGGCTGGCGTCTTGCCTTACTTCCATACCGAGGGGCTGCAACCACCAAGGGCGGCATTATGCTGGCTAAGGAGACGCAGGAAAGGACACAACTTGCCACTAACGTGGGATATGTGTTGAAGGCAGGCCCTTTAGCCTACGCAGATGCGTCTAAATTTCCAGACGGTCCGTGGTGCCAAGAGGGCGATTGGGTGATTTTTGGCAGATATGCCGGGTCACGCATTCAGATTGACGGAGGCGAAATCCGACTCCTCAATGATGACGAAATTTTAGGGATAGTCACTGATCCCGAAAACATTTTGCACATGTAAGGAGAGATCAATGGCTGAACCACAAGAAGAACTTCAGTTTGACGTTGGAGACAACGAAGAGGAAACGACGGTTGAGATGAGCGAGGATGGCACTGAGGCCAAAGTCGCTGAAAAGGAAGAACCTGCCGTTGAGGAGGAGACTGCACCTAAGCAAGAGCAGGCTGCACCTGATTCAGACCAGTTGGATGAGTACTCCGACAAGGTAAAGAAACGAATAGATAAGCTTACGGCTCGTCTGCGTGAGACGGAACGCCGGGAAGCATCTGCTCTGGAATACGCTAAAAGCGTGCAGTCGCAGCATGAAGACTTGCGTAAAAAATACGAGCAGACTGCTACAGAACGCACAGGAGAAGCTAAAGGCCGCGTTGAAACACAGATTACCGCACTTAAAACGGTGATAAAAAGGGCCAGAGAAGAAGGCGATATTGACACAGAAACTGAGGCGCAACAAAGACTTACGCAGGCCATATGGGAACAACAGCAGCTCAATAACCAAAAAGCTGAACCCGTACCAGAAGCGCAGGAGCCTGCACCGCCTCCTCCACAAGCCCAGAAAGCCTCTGATCCAAAGGCTGAAGATTGGGCAGAAAAGAACTCTTGGTTTGGTCAGAACATAGTGATGACTAACACCGTGCGAGGCATTCACGTAGAGCTTGTCAAGAACGAGGGGTTTGACCCGACTTCAGACGAGTACTATGATGAGATAGATCGCAGAATGCGAAATTTATTTCCGCAACAGTTTGGAGAGGCAGAACCTCCCCAAGAAGCTGCGCCAGATAACAGGACCAACCGACCCGTGCAAACGGTGGCGCCTGCAACCCGAGCGTCGGGAGTCAACAAATCAGCACGCCGTACTATAAAGTTGAAACCCAGCGAGGTTGCAATCGCTAAAAAGTTAGGGGTTCCACTTGAAGAATACGCTAAACACGTGAAGAGGTAGTCATGAACGACAAAACCGTACCAAAACTTTCCCGCAGTAAGCGCGATACTGAAACTCGTGAAAAGACTGCGCGTCGTAAAAGCTGGGCACCTCCTTCTCGATTAGATGCTCCCCCAGCTCCTCCGGGTTATAAGCACCGTTGGATAAGGGCTGAATCAGCTGGACAAGATGATCGTATGAATGTGACAGCTAAACTCCGAGAGGGGTATGAGCTGGTTCGTGCAGACGAATATCCTGAGTTTGAAAGCGTAGTTCAAGAAGACGGGAAGCACGCAGGTGTTATATCCGTCGGAGGATTACTGCTGGCGAGGATTCCAGAGGAAACAGCAGAAGAGCGTCGAGAGTATTATCAAAGTAGAACCCATGATCAAATGCGGGCTGCGGACAATGATCTACTGAAGACGAATGCACACTCGTCGATGAAGATTAATAATCCTGAAAGGCAGTCCCGTACTAGTCTCGGAGGACCTCGGTCTTCCGATTAACCTGTTATTAAAGGACATTTATCATGGCAAATGCAGATAAAGCTTTCGGCCTGCGTCCGCTAGGTAACCTGTCTGCTTCTGGCTCTCAGAAGCAGTATGGCTACGAAATTGCGGATAACCAGTCCGGCGCTATTTTTCAAGGCGATCTTGTCACTTTGAAAGATGGTTACATTTTGCAGTTTAATCCCGCCAGTCATACGGCGGCGGTGGGTGTGTTTAATGGTTGTTTCTACACTGATCCAACCACTGGCAAACCTACTTTTTCAAACTACTACCCCGGTTCGGTAAACATCACACAAGGCAAAATTACTGCCGATGTACTAGATGATCCGAGTCAATTGTTTATTATTCAGAATGATGGCACTTCAGCTGTGGCAAACTACGGCAAGAACGCTGATATCGTCGTTGGAACAGGAAATACCACTACAGGTATGTCCGCTAACGAGTTGGATACCAGTACTATTGCTACGACTGCAGCACTAAACCTGAAGGTTATAGGTCTTTGGGATGTCCCCGGTAATGCCGTGGGCGCTAACGCTGTCGTTGTGGTTAAAATCAACGAGCATCTGTACGGAAGTGCAGGCGTAGCTGGCCAATAGGAGTAATTAAGACATGGCAATTTCTCGCGCACAATTAGTAAAGGAATTGGAACCCGGTCTGAACGCTTTGTTTGGTCTGGAATACAATTCTTACGAAAACGAGCATTCAGAGGTATATTCCTCAGAGTCTTCAGACCGAGCGTTTGAGGAGGAAGTAATGCTGTCCGGTTTTGGAGAAGCCCCGGTTAAAACTGAGGGTGCTGGCGTTGCATACGACCAAGCACAGGAAGTTTACACGGCCCGCTATACTCACGAAACTATCGCTTTGGCATTCAGCCTGACCGAAGAGGCCATTGAGGATAACCTTTATGATCGTCTGTCAGCCCGTTACACCAAGGCTCTGGCCCGTTCCATGGCCCAGACTAAGCAGATTAAAGCTGCAGATATCTTGAATGGTGCTTTTACCACGTCCCTTGGTGGAGACGGCAAAGCTCTCTGTGCTACTGATCACCCGACCTTAACTGGTCCCGATCTAGCTAACGAGTTGGCTACTTCAGCTGACCTTTCCGAAGCTTCTTTGGAACAGGCACTGATTGACATTGCTGCTTTCACTGACGAGCGCGGCCTCAAGATAGCCGTTCAAGGCACTAAGCTTGTGATCCCCAAAGAGCTTCAGTTCACTGCTGATCGCATCTTGAAGTCTACTCTGCGTGTAGGTACTGCAGACAACGACATCAACGCGGTCCGCAACATGGGAATGGTGCCTCAGGGTTATGTAGTTAATCACTACTTGACTGATCCTGATGCCTTCTTCATCATGACTGATGCCCCTAACGGCATGAAGATGTTCCAGCGTGTAGCTATTAGCACTGGTTTCGAGGGTGACTTTGAAACAGGAAATGTGCGCTACAAGGCTCGTGAGCGTTACAGCTTTGGCTTTAGCGACCCTCGCGGCATTTTCGGCTCTCCGGGCACTCCTTAGAGATCGATGTTGTATGTAAAGGGGCCTCTTGTAGGCCCCTTTCTTTTTCTATATCCTGAACATAATCCCTGACAGGTGCAATCCCGCGCCTGACCCTAGCCACGACAGGAGATACACATGGCTACTACTACTTTTTCTGGTCCGATTAAGGCCGGAACTATCAAAGACACCATCGGCACAACCGTAGGCTCGGATGTAGCCAATGTTGGCTCTGTGGTTATGGCTCAATCTGCTATACCAAATATCACAGGCGCAAGCCAGCTCAACCAAAGAATGGCGATAGTACCTGCCAATTCTCAAATTGTTGATGTGATTTTAAACGTCACTACCGCTGGAAATGACGGCGGCGCGGCCACTATTTCGGTCGGAACGGCTGCTGACGCAGATGCTTTCTTAGCTACTGTGAACACTAAGGCTGCAGGCACTACTCACGGAACGCTAGACACAGAAGCCACTAACGTCGGAACAACCGACCTAGAGGTTTTAGCTGACTTCACCGGAGCCAACGGTGACGGCACAACCGGCGTTGCAACAGTTACGGTTATGTACATCCAGAACAACAATCTCTCTTAGAGTGAGGTGACCCATGAGTTATAGCGATATCAAGTCCGTCACTAAGACGGCAGATGGTTCCGCTGTAGTGGGTCGCTGCCGCTTATATGGGGTGTATTTTACAAATACAGCCACAGGGTCGTCTTTTACTTTGAAAAACGGCACTACATCTGGCGGCACTGCCCTGATGTCTATTACTACGCCCGCTGCTGCAGGTGCCCAAGACTTGTTCATACCAGACATGGGCATTTTGTTTACGGATGGGATATTTATAGATGTCAACGATAGTGAAGTAACAAGTGTTACTTTGTTTTTTGAAGGGGGTGATCCCCAGTAATGGCCAGCACTAAGAACGTAAAACGCACGCCCTCTGGGCGTGTTGCCTATAGAGGAGAGACTTTTTCGGGGTTTAACAAACCCAAAAGGACTTCAGGAGGCAGTAAGAAATTTGCGGTGTTGGCTAAAAAAGGCGATGAAGTTAAGTTGGTTAGATTCGGCGATCCGAATATGACGATAAAGAAAAGCAGCCCTAAGCGCAGGGCCAGCTTCAGAGCCAGACACAATTGTGATACTGCTAAGGATAAGTTCTCAGCAAGATATTGGAGTTGTAAAAAATGGTAATGAAAAAAGCGGCAAAAAAGAAAGTAGTCCGAAAAGCTACCGGAGGGGCAGTTAAGAAGTCTTCTGTAAACAAAGCGGGCAACTACACAAAGCCTACTATGCGAAAGCAGCTTTTCAATCAAATAAAAGCCGCAGGAAAGGGAGGCAAGCCGGGCCAGTGGTCTGCACGTAAGGCGCAGATGCTGGCCAAGCAGTATAAGTCGAAAGGTGGAGGCTACAGAGATTAATGGCGCTCAAGAAGTCCCAAAAATCCCTGAAGTCTTGGACAAAGCAGAAGTGGAGAACTAAAAGCGGTAAGCCCTCCACGCAAGGACCCAAAGCCACAGGTGAGAGATATTTGCCTGCAAAAGCTATTAAGTCTTTAAGCAGTAAGGAATACGCAGCTACAACACGCAAGAAGCGTGCAGATGCTGCTAAAGGTAAACAAGTTTCGGCGCAGCCTAAAAAGGTTGCTAAAAAAGTTAAACGTCATAGACGAGTGAGGTAATCAAGATGGCTGGACGTGGAATGGGCGCAGCAACTCGAGGCGGTGGAGCGGTTTCCTCAGGGCCTCGTAACAAAAAACTTTCGGCCCCTAGCCCTAAAGTTGAGGTCATGATGGCCAAAGGCGGCATGGCTAATAAAAAAGGCAAGTTTCCTGATTTGACGGGAGACGGCAAAGTAACACAGGCCGATGTATTGAAGGGTCGCGGAGTTAAGCGCATGCGCGGCGGCGGTATGGCCGGTATGGCTAAGAAGAAAATGCCTATAAAGAAAATGCGCGGCGGCATGGCCGGTATGGCAATGAAAAAGAAATGATTACGGACGCTGACCGAAACGGCATATTAAAGGAGATCAGAGATTGGTCTAAGTATGCCTTAGAGGTCAGCAGCTCTGATTTTAATAACTTGCCGCCTTGCCCGTATGCCAAGGCGGCGTGGCAAGAAAACAAAGTAGACATACTTTTTAAAACGGACAGTGAGGATTATAAGACCCTTTATGTGACTCTAAGCGAATGGGATGACTCAAAAGAGTTAATCATTATAGCGGACACAGAGTTTGTAGAGGACCCGGATGAGTTTCATTATTTTGTGGACAGCTTAAATGAAGCTATCGCAGACGAGGCTTTTGAAGACAAGGATTTTTGGATAATGGGATTTCATCCAGAAGACGAGTCAAATGAGCTTATTGATGACGGGACTTTTGAAGGGGAGACAGAGACACAGTATGCAATGTTTTTTGTGCAGCGATTATCTAAGCTAGAGAAAGCCGCAGAAAAACTAAGGCCCCTCGGATACTACGACAAGTATTTTAGGGAATACAATGTAGCGGAGATGTACGAGCTACGAACTAATTTCTATAGGCAGTTGCTCGATGGCGACCTCAGGAACAGCAACATTTGATCTCAACATTGACGACCTCATAGAAGAGGCGTTTGAGCGTTGTGGCATGAGAATGACGGCTGGGTATCAGCTGTCTTCCGCTCGTCGGTCCCTAAACCTGTTGTTTTCAGATTGGGCCAATAGAGGACTTAATCTTTGGACTATTGAGCAGGCCACCTCGGTTTTAGCTAACGGAACCACCACAGTTGCGCCGGGAACAGACACAGTAAATGTGCTGTCTGCGGTTGTTAGAGACACGATAAACGGGCAACAACAAGACATAAGCATAGAGAGAATAGGCCGCTCAGAATACTTGGACATTCCCAACAAACTGGTTAAGGCTAGACCTTCTCAGTTTTATGTAGAGAGAAGTAATACACCGACGATATACCTCTACCCTACATCTGACAAAGCGTATACCTTGGTGTATTACCGTATTCGACGAATACAGGATGCGGGTGATTACACTAACACCAGTGACGTGAACTTCAGGTTTTTGCCTTGTTTAGCTTCTGGTCTGGCCTACATGCTTTCCTTGAAATACGCACCTGATCGAATAGGGCTTTTGAAACAAATTTATGAGGAAGATTTCCAAAAAGCCGCGTTGGAAGACAGGGATACTGCCAGTGTTCATTTTGTGCCACAGATAGAGTATTAAGATGGCTACGGCAACAGGTAAATTTGCCTACGCTTTGTGCGATTACTGCGGCAGGAGATATCGCTACCAAGACCTAAAAAAGAACTGGAAAGGGTTCATGGTCTGTCCAGAAGACTATGAGCCAAAAGAGCCTCAAATAGAGCCGTTGCAGTATAGAGGGGACGCAATTGCATTAAAGGACCCTCGACCAGATAGGACGGAACCGACTGTAGTTTTTGTTGGGCTACCGGGTGACGCTGCTTTTCAAAGCCAAGGGTCGGCTTTTGGAGGCACTAACATGCAGCCTCTTCCTGCTCAAAAACCTGTCGAAGGGATAGGTGAGATAGGAGAGGTTATAATTCTAGGCGCACTGGGAGATGTTACGCAGCCCAGTGGGAGCGTAAGTGCAACAGGGAGCGTGGGATCAGCCTCCCCGTTTAGCGTGCTTACTGTAACAGTTGCTAACCCCGGAGTTGGAAATAGGTATTATGTTGAAGGAGCGTTACAAGCTACGATGAGTTTAAGCGAAGGTAGCACCTACAGAATAGACCAGAGCGATAACTCAAATAGCGGGCATCCTTTAAAGTTTTCTACTACATCTAACGGCACATGGGGTGGAGGGAGCGAGTATACAACCGGGGTAACTTATGTAGGGGTTCCGGGTAACACCGGGGCGTACACACAGATAGTAGTAGCTGCTGCGGCGCCTACTTTATATTATTACTGTTCAAACCATTCTGGTATGGGCGGGCAAGCGAACACACCGTAGATGATATGACATACGACGAACTGGTAACAAACATTAGAAATTACACTGAAGTGGACAGCAATGTCTTTTCTAGTTCTGTCATTAATACTTTTATTACTATGGCAGAAAACAGAATACTCAGAGACATAGACTTGGATGTGTTTAAAAAAGAATCTACTGGAACCATGACGGATGGAAATAGGTTTTTAGCCTCTCCATCCGACATTCTTACGCACAGGTACATGTTTGTCACTGTCAGCGGAGAAAAGGTGTATTTAGATTTTCGAGACACGTCGTTCATGAAAGAGTATTGGCCTGACCCGACTTCTAAAGGCGTGCCTAAATATTATTCCGTTTGGGATCAAAACACTTTTTACATTGCTCCTACTCCAAATAGTAATTACGCCGTTCAATTAGGTTATATACATAGACCACCACAGCTCTCCTCCACCAATACAACAACGTGGATAAGCACTAATTCTCCAGAGGCGCTTTTATACGCCACCTTGATACAGGCATATAGTTACACAAAAGGTCCAATGGAGATGATGCAGTATTTTGAAAACGCTTATGCTCAGGCAATCCAAGGGCTGGGTATTGAGCAACAAGGCCGCCGCCGTCGAGATGAGTTCCGTGATGGCATGATAAGAATACCGATCAAGTCAGAGAGTCCGGGTCCATGATGAGCGCAAATGGGGCATTGCAGGTAGGCGAATTTACAGTCAAGGCTGTTTCAAACCGGGGCTTTACTCCCGAGGAGCTTGTCGAGCAGGCACTAGACAAAATTATTTATGTTGGGGGGAACTGCCATCCTGCTATACAGGAACAAGCAGTTACCTTCAAAAACCAAATCCGAAGTGTGTTGTTAGAAAGCATGAAACAAGCTGTGCGCTCTGATAGAACTACTTTGGCAAATAGATTCCGTGATGCTGGGCATTCGGAACTTGTAAAACTATTGGAGAATTGACAATGGCTATTACCGTTACTACAGCGATGCCCACCAGCTTTAAAGTCGAGTTGTTTAAAGGGCTGCATGATTTACAAAACGGTGCAGATACACTGAAGATTGCGCTACTAAAGTCGCAAGCTGCTGGTTCTGGCACTTATGGTGCTGCAAGCACTAACTATTCCGACATCACTGGCAACAGCGATGAGACCAGCGGTACAGGATACAGCGCAGGCGGTAATACTCTGACCAACGTAACTCCTGTGGCTAGTGGCACTACTGCTGTCTGCGATTTTGCTGACACTACTTGGTCAAGTGCGTCTTTCACTACAAGTGGCGCGATGATCTATAACACTAACAACTCTAATTCTGCTTGTGCGGTATTAAGTTTTGGTGGCGATCAGACTGTTAGCTCCGGCGATTTCCAAATCCAGTTCCCTGCTGCTGGCGCCTCTACTGCGATTATTCGCATAGCCTAGTAGGACAGCCTCATGGCTTATCAAGGTCCGATTAGAGCATGGGGCGAAAGTACTTGGGGAACAAGTTCATGGGACGGTATTGGCACTGTTGTAGATCTTGGCCCTACTTGGGGTAACGGTGCTTGGGGCGAAGGTGCTTGGGGTGAGAATGTCAATGTCTCCGTTTCCGGCACCGGAGCAGTAGGGACTGTAACATTTGCTAT